CGTGAAATTTAACCCGTTTGACGAAAACGAATCACGCGAAGCCGCCAGGACATATTTGACACAATTGACCAAGCGACACGGCGGCAACGTCGATTTGGCGTTGAAAGATTACGGCGGGTTTGTGACCAAAGACCCAACCAGTTACGTTCAAAAAGTAACGGGCGGCACATCAACGGCGCCCGCGCCAGCATCGTCGTCACCATCTACAACCGAATTTTCCGGCATTAAAGAACAGGACATTAACAGCGCGGTAAACGACGCATTTAAAAATCCCGAACCGCCCAAACCAGGCATTGTTGAAAAAACAAGCGGCAAGGTTGCCAGTAAGGTTGGCGAATTTTTCCGTGGCCAGGGCCGCGCAGCCGCCAGCCTGGCAGATACCGGAATCAATGCGTTGACCGGAACTTTGGACGTGCTGGCCTATCCGGTGGCGCGGGCTTATTACGGCACACAAATGTCGCCTGAAGCCGCAGCCGAAAAAGCCAAAGCCGAAACTACCAGCCCCAAAAACGTTGTTGGCCGTGCCTTTGGCGTTTCCGAAACGCCCGAATACAAAGGCGAAGCCAGCCAGCAATTGATGAATTACATTGGCGCAAACATGGACAAAGGCGCCGATGTGATCGCCAAAGAAACTGGTTTGCCGAAGGCCGACGTTGAGTCGTATATGAACACGTTATTGTTGGCCACGCCTTCAGCCGTCAAAGCAGCCGGTCAAACCAAACTTGGCCAAATTGTCAAAACCGAAGCCGGTTACGCTGGCCAGGCTGTAAAGCAAGGCGTTCAGGCTGTCACGCCTGAATTTGTGCAACGTGGTGTTGTTCGTGCGGTAGAAGCCGTTGCGCCTGGCACTACAACCGTCAAGGCGCCAGCCGCCGTTCCCCCCGTTGTTGGCCAACCTACCCAGGCCGCGCCTTACGCGCAGCCAGGTGGTGGGCGTGTCAGCGTTGGCGCAGCCGCGACACCTGACGCCACAATCATCAAGCAAGCCCTTCAAACGGCCACGCCTGAATTCCAACAGTTGTACGGCAATATGCCGTTGGATAAGGTAAACACGCCAGTTGTGTTGCGTCACCTGGAGGGTGATTCGTTGCCCGTCCCCGTTCGTTTGACCGAAGGACAAGCCACCGGCGACTTGGTGAAAATTTCCAAGGAACAAAACACCCGCGGAACACCCGAAGGCCAGGCGCTTGCATACCGCTTAAACGAGCAAAACAAAGCCTTGGTGGACAACGTGCCGTTGATTCGTGAAAAGGCCGCGCCGGACGTGTATTCGACGCGCACCATTGAATCCAGCGAAGCGTTGATAGACGCATACAAAGCATTGGACGCCGACCGCAGCGCACAAATCACCAGCGCATACAAAAAATTGGAAGACGCCAACGGCGGCACGTTTCCCGTTGACGGTGTGCAGTTGGCCAAGAATGCCGACGCGCTGTTGTCAAAAAAACTGAAAACCAACTTTGTGCCACCCGAAATTGCAGCCGACCTTAAACGGTTCCGCGAAGGCGAACCAATGACGTTTGAGCAATTCGAAGCGTTGCGAACCAACTTGGCTGCCGAAATCCGCAAGGCCGAACGATCCGGCGACGGCAACCGTTCGATGGCGTCCAGCCTGGTTTACCAAGCCCTGGAAGACTTGCCATTGCAAGGCAGCGCCGCGCAGTTGAAACCCTTGGCTGACACCGCCCGCGGCCTGGCCAAGTCACGTTTTGACGCGCTGAAAAAAGACCCCGCATATAAAGCCGCAGTGAATGAAACCATATCGGCCGACAAATTTTTTGACAAATATGTGATCCGCGGCGTAAACAAAAACGTCAACACAATGGTGGAAACGTTGGGCCGCGATTCGGTTGGCCACCAGCACATCAAAGCCGGAACCATTAATTGGCTGTCCGACAAGGCTGGCATTGTGGACGGCAAAGGAAATTTCAGCCAGGCCAATTACAACAAGGCTTTGAAATCGCTGGACGACGTGCGAAATTACCAGGAAATATTTGATCCTGAAACCCAATTGCAATTGAAGACATTGGGCAACGTGGCAAACTATACGCAATTCCAGCCCCGTGGTTCTTATGTGAACAATTCCAACACGCTGGTGGGCTACTTGGCCAACAAGGCTGCCGGTGGCGCCGAAGCGTTGGGCAACGTGGCTGGCTTGAAATTTGTTGGCGGCTATCCAGTTGGAACCGAAGCCCGAAAGTTTATTCGGTCGCGCAAAGAAAAAGCCGCCGTGGAAAAATCATTGGAACCAGGCGCGGGATCAACCCTGGAAGACGTTAAAAATAAGGGCAAATAATGATGGCGCAACCCGAAATTGATCCCGTGAAATACGGCGTCCTTTGGCAAAAGGTTCAGGATTACGAACGCCGGTTCGACGATATGGACAAGAAAATGGACAAGATGGAAGCCCAATTGGAAAAACTGGTTGCATTGGCCAACCAAGGCCGCGGTGGGTTTTGGGCCGGAATGGCGTTTGTGTCGTTCGTGTCCAGCGCCGTGGGATTTGCAATCAGTTGGATGAAAGGACATTGAAATGAGTGACGAAAAAATCCAAAATATGGAAGCAAAAAGCCAACTTGTTGAAAAAATTACGTTTGCTTTATTGCCTTTGTTGTTTTCGTGCGTGGTTTATCTTATGTCGGCGCTGTCAAACTTGTCCCATGAAGTCACCATTTTAAACAGCAAAATCAGCCTGGTGGTGACTAGCGACAACAAGCAAGCAAGCAACACCGGCGCCGAACTGGCCCGCGAAAAATTGCGCCAAGATTTGGAAAAAGAAATTCAACGCAACCGTGACCAAATTGCTGAAAACCGGATGCACATTGCCATTTTGGAAGAAAAAACCCACGTTGCAAAACCAATCAAAACCCTGACCGGAAAGGACTGATATGTTTGGACTTGACGCATTGCTGAACGTTGGCGGGAAGTTGATCGACAAATTGATTCCCGATCCTGAAGCCAAAGCCAAAGCCCAATTGGACTTGGCCAAGATGGCCCAGGATGGCGAACTGGCCAAGATGGCCAACGAAACCAAACTGTTCGAAGTGGAAATGAACAATGTGTCGGATCGCTGGAAAGCCGACATGGGTTCCGATTCTTGGTTGTCAAAGAACATTCGGCCAATGGCGTTGATTGCCATTTTTGTGGCTTACTTTGTGTTCACTATGATGAGTGCATTTGGCTACAACGCCCAGGAAAGTTACGTAAATCTCCTGGGCCAATGGGGCCAAATTATTTTCCTGGCCTATTTTGGAGGCCGCACGGTTGAAAAACTTGCCGACATGAAAGCCAAAAAATGAACTTGACGCCGCATTTCACCCTGGAAGAATTGACCGCATCCGAAACCGCCGAACGCAACGGATGGGACAACAGCCCCAACGATGCCGAATTGGCCAACTTGACGCGCTTGGCTGATTTTCTTGAGCAAGTCAAAGTGGTGTTGGACGGCAAACCCATAATGATTTCATCGGGCCTACGTACAAAAAAAGTGAATGACGCCGTGGGCAGCAAAGACAGCAGCCAGCACCGCACGGGCTGCGCTTGCGATTTCCGTGTGCCAGGCATGACGCCCGACGAAGTGGTGCGGAAAATCATGGCCAGCGGAATTGCGTTTGACCAGGTGATCCGCGAATTTGACCGCTGGACGCATATCAGCATTCCAAACAGCGACGACACCAGCCCGCGCAAACAAGCCCTGATTATTGACAAGGCCGGAACGCGGGCGTTTGCCTAGCGTTTCATGTTCCTGACAAACACCGCAAACGAGGCCGCGGTGTCGCCCAGGCTTGTCATTTTTTCAAATTCCGCAGCCACTTCATCCAGGACGTGATTGCGAAGCGCCAATTCTTTGCATTTGCCTGGCGCGGTGCATCCGGTGGTGTAGCAAAGTGGACACACCCACGGTTCGGGCAAAGCCGCCCCTGATTGCAATTGCTGTTGCATGGTGGGCATTCCTTAAAGTTTGATTGCATTTAAGTTGAAATTGTCGGCCATCACTTCGTCGTAATTGAAATGGCGGCCAAAGCAATCCCTAAACGAAACGCATTCGTCCGACCAACCTTCGACAACATTTTTGTAAATGTATGCCTTTTTTGGAACAGTAATGCTTCCAACGACAAAATGCAAGCCTTTGGCCGTCAGGCGCCAAAGCCCGTCGGACTTTTTGCTTTTGTCTTCCCTGGTTCCGGCTGATTCCACCAGCCCCCAATGTTGGGTTGTGGTGTAGGTTTTGCCGCGCAGCATCCAGCGCGGGGCCGTGCGGGGAATATCTATCCAGCCATCTTCGTCGCAAGTGGCCCTGGAAAGCCACAAAAGCCCCAAGGCGCGGGTTTCGTTCATGCCTTGGGGGCTTACCTTGCCCCACTTCCCGCAACAGGGGCAATTGCCCCCGTCGCCTTCAATGGTGGCCCGCCAGTTGGTTTTCAGTTGCGCCAGGTAATCGCCTTCGTCGCCAAAAAAATCTATTTGTGTCATTTTTTAATTCCATGAATCCAGCGTTCGGGTGGGTAAGCGCAGCCGCCGACAAAAAAGGCGGCGAGAATCCACCAACCTGAATGGTCAAGGCCAAACACAGCGTAACCAGCCCCGCCAAAAATCATTCCTTCCCAAAGGATGATGTAAACCAGGTAAGTGAATTCGCGCATGGCCACCCCTTAGAAGTTGGGAACGTCGTCGTGCATATCGTCAAACCCGCTGCCCTGGGGGGCGCGTCGCTGTTGCGGCTGGTCGTCGCGTTCGCGTGGTTCGTTGATGTATGCCCAACCGTCCCAACCGCCTTCCTTCAGAGGAATCACGTCAATTTTGAGCATTGGCCCATTTTTGGTTTCAATGATTGAGCCAATCCGTTGGTAGCGGTTTTTTTGTTGGCCCTGGGCGTTGTTGTATGTGCCGGTGATTACGGTAATTTCGTTGATAAGTTTGGCCATGATTTATTCCCCAATGATTTTTTTCAGTTGATCGACCTTGACCGCAGTTTCGGCCAGGAACTTGATGATTTCCGCTTCCATGTCGGCAACAAACACGTCGTCACGCGGTACGCGTTTAATGAACAGTTGCGCCTTGGCGGGCATCCGTGGATCGAAAACCACGTAATCGCACCAGGCGCGGCCGGTGCAAGCCATTTGCATTTGCATTTGCGTGAAATACTTTTGCGGGATTGAACCGGTCAGCAGCGTTTCGATCATGGTGGCCGTATTGGGCGCCTTGATTTCGACGCAGCCGTCATCACCAATCAGGCCGTCGGGTGATGCGCCAGCCATTGCAATCGTCGGGTGGTTTACAAAGCCAGTTTCGTCCACCATGTTGCCGGTGGCCGCTTCGTATGCACCGCGGGCAAAAGGTTCCTGGTCGGTTCCCCATTGCATCGCGCTGTTGGTGAACGATTCCTGGCGTGTTCCGGTGATTTGTC